AGTCTGATTGTTTAATCATTTTTTGACCCCCAACTACATCGTATGGATATTCTGCAGGTAAGTATAATCTAAATACTCTTGATAAAATTCTAAATTCATTTTTTAATGCTGCGTAAATTCTTTTATGGATAGCAGACATTGTTCTACTACCTCTTTCAAGCAATGCCACAGTCGTGCCCACAGCTGCTTGTTGATTCCCATCACCTACTTGCAGGTCCGCTATGGAAGCGAATCTTTGTCCTGCATTTACCACGACTCCCATTAGTTGTAATAAGGTTTGAGAAGGCTCTTTGAAAGGAAGAGTCATAAAAGCATCTCTTATGTTTCCTCCAGGAGCATCTACATCTCTGAATTCACCAGGTTGTATTGCTTGTGCATCATCTCTAATTCTGATTCCTCTTTGTTTGAAACCAGCCGGTAAGTTAGATAATGTTCCGGCATCGAGTAATTGTCTTAATGCTGAAGTTGCAGTTCTTGATAATCCACCAATCATGTGAATTAAACCAAAACCGTAAAAACCTAAGCCAGGTAAAAATTTAAAATGTACAAAGTATTGTATTTTAGATTTCTTTGGATCGTTTTGTTCGTAGTTTCTTCTAATAGATAATATCTCTCTAGAATTTTCTTCAATTGTTACAATGTAAGGTAACTTAATTCCAGTTGGTTCGCCATCAGGTCCAACATCTTCAAAACCTTCTAAATCTAAATTAACATGACATTCTAACAAAGTAAAAATGTCATCGTCTCTTCCAGTTTTAACTGTGCCTTCTAATTCTAATTCTTTTTTCTCAACATCAGTTAAATTATCGTGACCTGCTTTTAATTCTACATCTCTATAGAAACCTGCCACTTGTTGTTTTCTTAATTCATTTTCAGAAATTTTAATTCGATGAATAATTGCTTCCGCATCATCTAATGAGGTAGCTGTGTACGGAACAATTAAATCATCTGCTGGAACGAACTTTGATACTGCTCTTTCCAATAAATCATCATAGTAAACTTTTTTAAATGCTGAACCTGCAAGAGGTAAATAAAATAACATTTGATCAAACTCCGGTTCGTATTCTTTCATTTGATCCATCAACTGATAGTTCATGAAATCTTTTACACGATTAGACTGTTGAGTTTTTTCTGGAGTTTGTACTCCAATAATTTGTGTTCTTACTGGTCCAGTGGCTGGGAGTAACTCTTTATAAGCCAACGCCTGAAACTGAGTAACTGCTTCAGCAAGCACCGGATGAGTGGCACCCGAAGCACCGGCGAAAGGTTCCGTCCTGTTTTCATATTTAAATCCTAATAGTTCTAATCCTTGAGTATAAGATTTTTCCCAATCTTTTCTAGAACTTTTATAGTCTTGATAATTTTGATAAAGTGTAGAAGATAAATAACCTAACTCTCTTTCATCTACAAAGTCAGCTAAGTTAGCATTGAAGTCTGCTGCTTCTGATTGTTTTAATGCATCAGGATCAAAATTAACATCAACTGATCCATCTTCCATTTCTGTAATTTGAGTTTCACCAGGTTCTACCTTTTCAATTTCTTCAACCATTTCAACTGCGATATCGTCAGTTGTTTCTTCAGGTTGAACTTTTATGTTTGGTAAAGCTTTGTCTATCTCTGCCATTATTTTTTTCTCCAGATTGTTTGACTGTTTTAACAGTATTATATGAAATATTCAAGCCCTGTGGATTAGGTCCTCTTTTTGGTGGTGGACCACTCTTTTTTCCTTTTGAATACATTACTTAATTCCTAGTTTCTTTTTAAAACCTGGAGATAATCTAGTTACATCATAACCCATATCTTCCAGTTCTTTTATAGAAACATTTTCAAAACCAATAGTATCTTCTATTAAATCATCTATACCCTCTATACCTTCATCAATGTCTTTCATCTTACCATCAAAATCAGATCTAACTGTATACTCATCATATTCATCAGGAACATTTCCTGTTTTTTCATCTATCCTACCCTTAGTCAAAGTTAATTCTTGTTCTTTGTATCCAGGAAAATCAGGATCTCCTTTTATAACTTTAAGTCTTACATCACCTGTATTTAAATCTTCGTATAATTCATAATCTGCATCTGAAGTTCTATAGTTATATACTTGTTCTCTTTCCTGAGTAGCAAATCTTTTTGTTACATCATCTCCAAATTGTTTAATCTTTTCTACCATCTTAAAAAAATAAGGAGGTATACCTTTTGCAGCTTCTACTGCAGCTGGAGCTGCTTTAGTTAAAGGTTTCGCTAAGTTAAAATATTTACCAATTACGGGAACTGCTGCAAGTGCACCCATAATTTTCATAAACTTTCTTTTACTTGGATCAGGTGGAGTTCCATCTGCAAAACCTACACGGCCACCACTAGCTAAAAATTGTTGCGGTATTTCTTGTGGTTGAAATCTTTCGCCTAACATTAAATCTTTTAAACTTTCAAAACTGCTAGCTCTTCCTTCAGCTCTTTCAGCTTCTTCTTGTTGTCTTTCAAGTTCAACTCTTTTTAAACCTTCTTCATATTCTTTTAATGCTTCTTCTAAAGACATTTTAGATTCTACTCTTGGAGTTTGAAAATCAGAGTCTAAACCAGAAAAATCTTGTGCAATTTGTTCATCCATCTCAGCTTGTTTAACTACTGATCTTGCTTCTCTTTCTTCAGGAGATAATGCAAAGATGTCTTTCATACCACCAACTGCATCAGTGCCAATTAAATTTCTCTCTAAAGTTTCCATAACCGTTTTACCAGATTTAAAATCATTATACATTCCTGAAACAATTAAAGGTGTTGCAACAATACCTAAACCCTTCAATGCTGCAGTGAAATATCTTTTTGATTTAATATCATCTGGAAGTTTTTTTAAACTATCTTTAATTTCTTCTAATCCTGGAATTAAAACTCCTCTTAATTTATTAAACCTGTCAAACATTTCTCTTGTCATGGCAGACTCAGGTCTTGCTAATTTTTCTGCTGTAGTTAGTCCTGGAGTTGTTTTTTGCAATAGATCTAAATCTATTTTCTTTTTACCTAAAGCTATAATTTCATCAGCTTGTTCTTTTGTAATTTTAGATAAATCAAGGTCACCTAATTCTTTACCATATGCCATTCCTTTTTTAGGATCAAAGCCAGTGTCTTTTAATTTTGTTACATTTCCACTATCATCAATTTTATATAGTTCAAAATTAACTAAGCCTTGCGCTGGAGTTCCTTTTAACTGACCTCTTAGTCCTTTCATTTTATTATTAAATTCCTCTATAATTTGTTTTTTATCTTCTATGGACCTGTTTGAATTTTTTAATTTTGAATTAAGTATTGTTACCTCATTATTTCTAATCCCTTCTATTTTTTGTATTTCTTCATTTACATTTGTACTTTGAGGTATTAAACCAAATCTACTTAAGGTTTGAGTTGTAAATTTTGGTTGGCCATGTTGTATTTGAATTTCTCTAGATAGCTCAGGAAATTTTTCAGTTTTATATTCTTGTAATCTTTTATAAACGTTAAATGGATCCTTTTCTCTGTAAGTAGCAGCTTTTGCTCTTTTTATAGCACGCTTTTGTTCAGCTGTTTGAAAAGGGGTAACATTATTTTTATAGACATCACTTTCAGCTACCTCAATAATTAAATCCCTTAGCTGCTGTATTCCTTTTTCATCTCCTGGAAAATATTTAGTAACTTGTCCGCCTGTAAACTCATCCATTATTGATTGATATTGTTTTCCTATTCTCAAACCAACTGATTTACTTTTATCTCCAGTTATTTGAATACTAATACCTTTTATCTTTTTTGTAAGATCTTTTAATTCTTGAAATGCTTTTTGATCTATTTCTTTTACTGATCCAGGTTGTCTTCCACCTAGTTTAGCTGATTCAGATTTTGTTAAAAGTTTAGCGTAATCAACACCTTCTTTTAAATAAGACTTAACAGTTTTTGCAGCTTTACCTGTGCCTCTAACAATTTCTGTTTGTGTAGGAATTCTATTATTTTCTGATTTAAATTTTTCTACAAACTCAACTAATTCTGTTTTAGTACCTTCACTAAATTCTTCTCTAATAACACTTTCACTACCCATTGCAAACGTGTCTCTAGCTCCTAGCTGCGCGTCGCTAGCATCAGGGATTGTTTCATCATAGATTATAAATCTACCGTCCAAGTATTTCTTAGGACGCATGGCCTTTTTATATTTGCCTAAGTCCATTTAAAACCCCGATAAGTAACTTAAGCCGCCTCCAGCTTGTTTAGTTCTGTCTGTCATTTGTTTCATGATGTCTAAAACTTCATCAGAAGATTTACCTTTTTTCATCAATTCAAAAGCTTGTTCTATTGTTGAAATTACTTCTGCTTGTCTTTGTGGATCAGGATCACTTGCAATTTTTCTTGCAAGCTCTGAATTTAAACCAGGATATTTTTCTACAAGCTCTAAAGTTTTAGCAGTAATGTTTGCACCCATTGCTTCTAAAGTTTCTACTTCAGACATTGTTTTAGGATTTGCAATTGTTTTATATGCTTCATCATAAGCATTTAAAATGTCATAACCATCAACAGCGTCTCTATCAATACTATATGTTTCTAACATATCATCAACTGCCATATCAGCATCTAGTTTTTTATCACCAGTTGGATTGATATTATCTACCGCTTCTTTAATTGCTTGTTTTAAAGACTTACCTGCTTTTTGTAAAAGTTGAGCTAGCTTTAATCCAGAGCCGTAAGCGTAACCTACACGGCCGCCGGTTGCATAAGGTATATTGTATCTTTCAGCATATTCTTGGCCAGATAAACCTTCTAAAGGTGGCATCATCATTGCTAAAGGTGACATCATCATTGCCATTTCTTGTTTACTTGGATATTTTTTTTCTAAAAAAGTATCTCCCATCATATTAACAACTCTGTAACCTTCTGGCGCTGGTTGCCCTGGCGACCAATTAGTTGGTTGTGAATAATCAAAACCTTCCATCATGTATTTGTTTTCAAGGCCACCCGCAACATCTGCCATGGTTGGTCTTTGCGCTGGCATCATACCTGATCTTATTGCACTTTCATTTTGAGCATAATAATCATCTTGTGTCGGGGTTGGACTAGCTTCCATAATAGCTTGATTCAATTTATCTAAATATCTTGAAGGAACGTTTTTACCCATATTTTGAAGTTGAATTATTTCATTTTCAAATTCTTGAAGTTGTTTTAAAGACATGGGTTTATCACTATAAATAGTTTCAGGATATCCGCTTTCACCTATAAATTGAAGGGGTTTAAATTGATTAAAAGCATGTTCTAGCATTCTCTCAGTTGTGGGAAGAGAAGGTTGATATAAATTTTTATAAGAAGCCGAAAGATCATCTGGATTAAATTGATTATTTTTAAAATCTCGGTTTCCAAATAGGTATGAATATTTTGTACCATCTCCATATGGTCCTACATAATTTGTTGCTTGTTGTGTTTTATCTTCAATTGTACCTAATAAAGTTCTAGATCCATCAGCATTGATTCTGTATCTAGAATCACCTTCTGTAATAATTGAATCTGAAACATCAGAATTTAATTGTTCTATGGGTTGACCTAGAGCCGCTAAATATTTATTTCTATCAGCTTGTTGTTGGGGTGTTAAATTATTTGATTCAGCTGCTAAAATACCTTCTATGTTTTGAGTTGCTTGTTGTTGTGCAGTTTTCATAGCTGTTGGAAATCTTAAAAATGTATCGCCAAATGGATTTAAAGCACGGCTTCCTTCTTGTAAAGTCTGATAAGCAGCAGCTAAACCAGAAGAAATCATAGGATTTAATCCTTGAAATTTTTTTTGAAAATCATAACCACTTTGCATTCCATATTGTGGAATAACATCCATGCCAGTGTTACCTGCCATCGCTTCTGATAACATAGCGTGTTGTCCAAAATCTTTTATACCTTTTAAAAAATTTCCTGTCCCTGCAGGGTTTGCTTTTTGTATTCTTTGTAAAAGTGGATTTACCCCTGTTTGCGCTTGTATCTGATTTCCTTGTGGTCCCATGATTGTATCCGGGGTAACGGTGATTGCACTTGATCCGTAAATAGGGTTTGTTGCATCGTATGCAGGTCCTCCTATTTGAAAACCAACTCTACCACCTGTTGAAAATTCTTGAATCATATTTTCATACTCTTGAACTTTGTCATTAAAATAATCTATCAAATTACTTCTAACACCA